CATGTTCAAGCCGACACGTAAAGAATTGATTGAAGTCCAGCGCCTTGCCCATGAATGCGAGGTAGATGCCCGCGCCACTCGCCTGCTCGCCGAGCAAGGAACCCATCATTGGTATGGCATGCACCGCCCCGCGCAGAACTCTCAAAAGGCTTTTGAGCTTTCCCAGAAGATCGCGGCCCGCACTCCATGAACGACAAGGACCGGCAAGCCAAAAGCCGCGACCTTCGTAAGCAGAAAGGGGCAAAGCAGATAACCGTGATGCTCGATCCCAGCGCTGCGGCTGCATTGCGATCCTTCCTCACCAAAGGAGAAACCATCGCCGGCTGTATAAACCGGCTACTGATCCAGTCGCACACCCTCGCCGGTCATCAGGGTCATGTGTTCCTTCCCTGACTCTGCATCGGGCATGACGCCGAAGATGGCGTAATACTTGCCCCGGTAGACAATCCGCATCGAGGCGTCGATATCCTCACGGTAGCGGATCACGATCCGGCCCCGAACTTCCGACTGTTCAGCGCCAGCGGTGAAGAACTCACGCGCGGACATAGGCACGATCTCGGCCCACGGCTCGGCAATGGTCGCCCAGGTCGTTTCCATTTCGCCGGTCACGGGGTTCTGCACCTCAGACAACGCCTGAAGCTGAACTTTGTGCCGCAAAGATCCGGAACCTATAGCAGGCATCACCGCACCGTAGACTTTCGCAGGGACGTAAGCAAAGCCGTCGAAGTCTTGTTAAGCACATAGCCCCAGCCTGCCGCGTCAGGCACGACGTTATCCACGCCTTCGCCTTCACGGAACCGATATTGTGAGCCAAGCTCAATAAGGACGGCCGCTTTCACAACGGGGCGAACCACCAGCGGATAAGCCGGGATCGGATCGCCCGCTGAGTCTAGGAGCGGCTCTCCAGAGGAATCGACTTCTGGCACGTACAGACGCGCGTCAACCTTCAACCAATTAGACACTGCCTGCGAAATAGCCGGGATGAAAATAGAGAGCCACGGATCATCCGGGCTTCCATTGGTTCCATCCACCTCGCACCGCAGGTGGGCGTAAGCCTCGTCAAAGGTGACAAGATCAATTGCCATGGAGCTTCACCGGATCGCTTGACACCGGTATCACGCCATCCTTGCCGTCCTGACCCTTTCGGGCGAATAGACGCCAATCCTCTTTGTTCTCATAGCAGGGCTTTGACTTCGTGTCTCGCAGGGCAATCCAGGCGCTACCGTTGTGCGTCAAGATATCGCCCTTCTCAACGCTCATCCCGTCACGGTAGTACCCCCGGTCCAAGGGAACAGGAACCGTCTTCCGGATCTCTGCGCCCTTGCCACGGATCACAATGGCCCGCTCGCCGTCCCAGTCGATCTCGGCATCCGTGAAGTCAGCGCCATCCTTACCAGGGTCGCCGTCCTTCCCGATCACCGGGCCTAGCGCCTTCGCTTCGCCATTGGTCAGCGTAACGACAAGCTGACCCTCACGATCAATCAGGGCGCCAGCCAAGCCGATACCATCCTTGCCGTTCTCGCCATCCTTCCCCGGATCGCCCTTCTCCCCTTGGATCGGCTCAATCTGCGCAACGGCCTGCGTAACCTCAAGGTTTACCAGCGTCGCAAGCTCATCGCCGCCAAGAATCTCTTTGATGATCTCGGCAGACTGCGGAATCTCACGCTCCTCCAAGGCAGACAGGCGCGTCACCACCGGCTCAAGCGCCTTGGCAATCTTGTCCTCCATCTTCCTAAAGATCAGGTCTGCGACTTCCTCAACGTTCATCATGCCTCCGCAAACCTTTTTTCGATGGCTGCCAACAGGGCGCGTGCCGGATCTTCGGCGGGGACTTCAGGCGCCGGCAGCGCCGGGGTGGTCTGAACCGTATTCTTTGCGGCTTCACGAAGCGGGATATCCTGCTGCTGCAAGTACACCGTATCACCGCCCTCAAGGGACCCGTAGTTCATCCGCTTGCGGGCCTCGTTCGGGGTCAGAATTCCGTCAAGCAGCTTCGTCAGCACTTCGGCTTGCTTCTGGGCGTCCATACGCAGCAACGGCTCTAGATCGAGTTCAATGCCGAGAGGACGGGAAACGCCCAACCCCTCATCCAACAGGTATTCCATCGCCTCAATGTGCCCCTGAAGCGCGTCAGCATAGTAAAGCTGATTGATCGCATCCACCCCGAGACCAGCAGGGATAGAGCCGATACCGATCTTGAAGGGAGGAATGCCGAAGGGCTGGCAAATCTGTTCATCGGAATAGCGCATCTGCTCCACTAGCTGAGCGTCAACCGAAGAACCCATGCCGAGAGCCTGATACTTCAGGTCAGCGCCAATCAGGGCGATCTTGCCTTGATTGATGCCGGAGTGCATATCCTGCCAGTCATCCTTAACGCGCTGCGCGTCATCGGCTGAGATACCAGCCGGAGCGGTCAGGATGCCGCCAGGGCGTGCGCCGTTCTTAAAGAACTGGTCCGCCGTCCGGAGAATCCGCATGTTCTTAAGCGCCGGCCAATGGGCCGCGCACATCGGAGGCACACCAATCAGTTGATGATGAAAGGTGTTAAGCCGGTCATGGATGATTTCGCGAGCCGGAACAATGAACTGCTCTCCACGAGAGTCCGTCAATATATCCTGACGCCCCCCGGTATAAATCTGATAGAACACGTCGCCGGTTTCGGAGACCATAGGAACGACGCGGCAGGGGTCCAGCACGTACAGAGCATTAACGACACCGCGATCATCGCGGCGCTTCAGGACATAGGTGTTCCCGTGCTGAAGCTTCGACAGAATCCATGCCTCCCGGAACTGCTGGGCGGTCTGATAGTCGTTGGGCTTTGATAGAACAGGACTGTAGGCAGGATTACGGACCGTGACCCAGATACCCTCGGCGTCCTCCTGCTTCAAGGTGAAAGGCAGCTTCCCGATATCCTGCGCGATGCGGTTCAAGCACGCATACAGCGTCGGGTAGCAGGTCAAATCCTTGGCCGCAATCTCTTGATTCTGTTGCCAAGCGCCAGTAAACCAGTCGCCGATGATCCGGCCCCAGCCACCGTTACGCCAACCGTAGCTAGCAACTGGCTTTAGCTCTTTCTTGGCAAGAGAGATTTCAAGGCCAAGGATTTTCATTCTTCGGCCTGCATGTCACGGCGGCGATATTGGCGCTTGGGCTTGCCAGTGACCGGAGAAATCTCGGCCTCAAGTGCGCGAGTCTCAATCACAGGCTCGGAATACTCCGCCAGCTTGCCCTTACGCACGAAAACCCGCGCGACAGCATCGGGCAGGTCAAAGGCTTCACCGGGAGAATAGCGGCCAAACTTCCGCTTGACGGGCGTTACTTTCATGCACCCTCCATAGAAGGTGGGGGCCACTTGGACCCCCACCATTTGCCACATTAGCAGCTCGTCGGCATACCGTCGATCCACTGGATCGCACCCGAACGACGGGCACCCCACCAGATGAACCGCTCAGCGCGCATAGCGATGCTGTTGGTCTGCCACATGCTGACCATGGACGTTGCCGTCACGGTGGCGCTGGAGCTGTTCGTCGGGGCGTCGTCCATCTGCAACGACGCCTGCTCCGACGCATCCAGCGTGACCGAACCATCGTCCGCCAGCCAGATTTCAGACTCATCAACCAGGATGAACGGAGCGCCGCCCGAACCGCCGTTGTTCGCAAGATACTGCGACACACGGACCGGGACGCCATCCAGCGTGCCACCCTGCGGGGTCATGCCCGGGAACGCCTGATTACCCAGAGCATCGCGCGAGAAGGCCAGCATACGGGCCACGGCAGGCGTGGTGTAGTAGGCCGGGCGCGTGCCCAGATAGGTGCTGTCCCACGGAGCCCACAGCAGCGCGATGGCGCAACGGACCGACTGCGGATCGTTGTAGTCGATGGTGTTGGACGCCACGGCCACCGGGGTGACGCCGTTCAGCAGGCCGGCCGGCGAGACATTGGCCACGGCTGCCAGATCCGGGTCGAACAGGTCGTTATCCACGCGGGCAATCACTGCATCGGCCAGCGAGTCACGCACCAGCATTTCAGCCGACGGATCGGAGAAGCGGGCCAGTTCCTGCGTGATGACCGAAATCGCCGCAATCTTCGTGAACGGGATAGTGGTGGCGTTGAAGTCGAACTTGGTAACCGGCTTCGGCTTACCCTGACCGACCCAGCTTGCCGAACCGCCCGACGTCTGACCGACGATGCGGACATTGAACGGGACCGGACGGAAGTTCGCCTGACCGATCAGCGTGCGAGGAC